AACGAGGAATTCTCAAATCTACGGAAGTGGCTCGGCGTACTAAATAGTCCGCTTTATTTGGTAGTATCAAGCCTTGTCTTAGATTAACTTTCATTTTATGGTACCGTTGGAGTTGGAGTTGGAGTAACAGTTAATGTTGGTGTTGGTGTCGGCGTACTCAATAAGTTAGTAGTGCTTGCCCGTTCAATGCGCGGATACATGCGCTCAATATTTGACTCATCCAAGAACACTTCTCCACCAAACACAAAGAAACGGTTTGCGCTAGCTAGAGATAGCTCACCTATATCCACGGTACGATCTCTTATTTTGTCAACAACACCATATGGTGAATTAGCCAAAAGTAGCATCAATTGGCGGGGTTCAATATCGATGAAATCACCTAGATACATGTCATCCACATTCCGATATCTTACCTGCTGTATTTCAAAGCTAGTTCCGTCTGGGATATCTGATAATGTTATTGCAGAGGGAAATGCGTCGGAAATAATATCAAGTACCTGTAGACTTTTGGTTGCAAAGTTTCTGCGTTTACGTAATAGAACCTGCCCCCACCCAAACCATGGTGATGAGTTAGGAAGTGTGTCGAATAAGTATGTGCCCTGCACGTTTATAGCCGGAGTACTAGGAACAATGACTTCAATATCAAGATCAAAGTCGTCTTCTGTCAGGAATCGAACACCACCGGTGGTGTTGATAATTGATGTAACAGCGAAGTCCAAATATCCCAGATGTGATACCTGAAATAGTTCTTGTTCATTTGGGACTGTAACAACGTTGCGCGGCACACTAGAGCGAGCCACCAAATGCACAATACCCCTGCGACGAATACCAAATGAGACCTCTATGCGATTTTCATTTATAATCTGCACGGTGTACTCGTCAGGAGACACTTCAATCGGCTGACCAGTGTTATCATCGAAGAAATAGATCGTAACGGCAGGCGATACTCCCAGATCATGAGTAAGCTGCCATGTATCGGTGCTGATGTTTATTGTTTCTTGATAGAATGTTCTACGTGGAGTGTAGTCAGATAAACCGGGCACTACGGGAGGGAAATCCAAATCCTCTCGAATGGTATTGGGGTTCCGTGAAAGTTTGTATAGACGCCCTTTACAGCCTTCTGTTATCACGCATTTCCCAAAGACGGTGAGCCCTCGGATATTCTCCGTGATAGCTATTTCGCGCTCACATGTATTACAACGGTATTGAATAGTAGCCATAAAAAAGAATCACCTTCCCATAGCTAATATTTATACTCACGTCAAAGGGATATCTTCTTTAGGTGGTTGATTAATTCATGTGCATCAGTAATACTATCTTCAATTAGGCAAAGTGGGCCACATTGTATATCATATAGTATCCATGCGAAGTCACATTGATATTTGTGCACAACCGTACCTCTGACATTCCCACGCAAAAGCTCTTTCTTTGATCGGTTGCTATCTCGACCATCCAGTGCCAGTCTGTATGTCTCTACGGCAATGTTAAATAATTCAGCCAGTTCAGCTATAATATTTTCAATATCTTGTATTTTATAGTGTTTTTTAATCATTGTTTCCAATATTTTCCGAGGTTGTTCGTAATTTCGTGAGGTCGCGGGTTACCATGGAAGCATACTACTTTAGCGTTCTGTGGTAATGCGTCCTGACAGTGTACTTTGTAAGATACAACTTCTCCGGGGAATGCATCTTGAAAGTATTCAAGTGATGGTTTGTAATAACTGATAAAGTCTTGGTCCCCGCCAGACAAATACTTTTGCATATAATGGTTAGGATTTTGTTTAAATTCATCGTAAATGCGAAGCACTCGATCCCCGTGCCATGACATCAGACCACTTCCCATTGAACTCAAGTGATAGAAATCTCGCAATGCGCAAAACTCACCATCATATTTAACAACATTGTCTATATTTCCTACGACAAACGTATCTAGATCAAAATAAAAGACTTGTTCACCAGTAAACAATCCGGGCCGAAACAATTCAATCTTACCCCACCATTTGGGCCAATTATGCTCGAACCTGATAACATCATCGATATCTGAACTCAATCCCCTTTTATCATCGGTAATACACACCAATCTATGGGGAACTGACAAGTTTGACTTTATGCCGTCCACTAGGTTGTTTACGTATTTATGAGTGTATATCCCACCTGTTCGCAATACTAGTGCAATCGATATTGGGCGTTTAATTAACTGATCGTCATTCCAATTTCGTGGGCGGCGTGCTTTCCGTAAACACTTAATGGCAAGCTCCTTTTCGCGAATACCATTGATCATCATCTGACGAGACGCGAGCATCTCATCTTTATGGTCTTCCATGAATTCTTTGATTGCCGCAGTACATCCGAAATTTTCGTGAGAAATAAAATTATCGAAATATAAGGTACCACCATAAGACATACGATCCCACACATATTCCAGTGCCTGTCGTGTTGGGGTATAATTAATTAAGTCCACTAATGCAAAGGAATAAGATACATCAGGCAACTCGCCCAAGACTTCTGGTATCCATCCTGCCAATACGTTATATGACTCTTCGGGAAATGCAGTCAGTTTATCCGTAACTTCTTTGAGTGTAGCTTTATATTTCCCCTTGGCATGTGGTAGTGTATTATTAGAATTTCGGTCTTTGGGTATCGGTGGGGGTAGACCCTGAAAGCTATCTATCCCATAAGCCGTCTTATCCGTAGACGCAGCAAACGCAACCAAATGGCTGAATGTGGTGCCCTGATACACGCCAAATTCTACAATATCACCTTCAACATTTCGAGAATCTTCCAAATGCTGTTTCATTCTATTAATCTGCATCGAATATTTCCAAAGCTTCTTCCAATCGGAATTTAGGGTAAGTATTTATTTTACTTGTAATGCTCCCATTGATAACTTGAATACCGGCCTGCGCCATTTGTGTTTTCGTTGAATTAAACATTTTTGGCAAGTGGGTGAGTGGTCTATTACGCTCCGCATCTGTATAAAAATAACCAACAGTACCGTCCAGTCCAAGTAAGAGAATTTTACTCGGCTTCAAATGGTAAGCCAGATTGAATGCACCGTAGCCGGAATTTCCAGTAGAAATACATCTGGGGTCTTCGGATAGCGTTAAAGCAAATGCATTCTCGGAAGACTGCTCCATTAAGTTATTGCCTAATAGTCGCTGAAGGTAGATTATATCATTCGGCATCCGTGTCCGATGTGCGGGGTGCTTGGCATCACGTCTTCCAAAATCTTGAGGAACCGCAACGTATTTCGTACCTTTAAATGATCGCGGTGGTAATTGTGGCCCATGGATACCCCACGGATCAAGTGTAAACCATGCATCGGCAAAGGGAGCCGCCTTTACCGAATTGTTTATCGTGATCACAAAATAATCTTTACGATTGATGCGTTGTAGATCAAATCCTTTAAGGCTGGAGCCACTTGCTAGAATTACTACTTTTTTAGCCTTTAGATTTGGGGATACACGCCCGAATGATATACCATTACTCATATCGCTATTTAGTCCTTTAAATAATCCATATAAACTCCAAATTTAAAACAACGCAGAGCACTATTTGGGTTTGCATTTATAATCTCAACCAGACTCCCTTCGCGTTCTATACCCTTGGCCAATCCATTCATCGATGGTACGAACAAATCATTGTATATGTGATCTTGAATTGGAAGCCTAGATTTGTTATGATAGTACGTCTTGCGAGTTATCGTATCACGTTGCATATCGAATCCAATTAGTACAATGCGTTTAGGTTTCATATTCACAACTAAATTCAAAACTTGAACGCCACTGTTATTACCACAAATGTGATCAGGGGCCGGATCGTATCCATTATCACTCGTTCGCTTTAAAACTGCGGCCTGTGCAATGGTTTTAGGATCACCATTTCGGTCATAGTTAATATGTTGTGCTGGCTTAGATGTAAAACGATGTGGCACTTTATGTGCCTTAAGAAAATCGTAGTTCTCTGACGCCCATGTTTCGTCTACCCAATAAATGGCAGTGGCATTTGGGAAGTCAGCTAATGAATCGTTGATACATATTACTACCTCATCTTGTAGCAAACTGAAATCTACATTTAGGGCACTTGTACCACCGCCTACGATAAAGACGGTTTTGCCTTTAATCGCTTTCATAAAGGCTTGCAATGATGGACGCATGGTAGTATAATTCCAAATGTTACATAAGGTCACGAATGAAAATAACAATTATAAGAGACTGTTCTGAATTCTTAAAGCAAAGTAACGGTAAACCGTTAGTTAAGTTCTTACCCAAAGAAGGCCCAGATCAAAGAAAAATCAAGGTCCGTAAGAGAAAAACAGACTCAAAATTCGACAAAGTTTTCAATACTGTATTTAGTCAGCATCCTGATCTGCGACAACGTGCCGTTTTTTGTAGTGGTGCAAGCGGGTTGCGAGCAGAAGATGCCGAGGCAGACCTAGAGCCATTCTACGTCTTTCCGCCCGATGGATTCAAATACATATACAGCCCAAACGTATATCGCTCATCTATTCAGTATCAGGATACTCTTGATAGGTTTCTTGATGTAATGGGTGAGAACGCCGCTATTGAAACTTTTAAAGAGGTTCTTAAATATGATTACATCGGAAGTAATCTAATTGATGGTATTGGTCAGGGGTGTGAAATAATTGTTTATAACGTTCCTTATTTTTTCGCCATTAGAACCTCTAGCGTAAATAAGTATTCAACTCTGTTTTCCTTATAATTTAAAGCAGAGAATTTAAGCCTTTGATTTACAAGGGTTGAGAAACAATTATAAAAATAATGGTAAATAACTTTTACCTACTATGAATTCACGGAGCAATTAATGCAAGACACGCCTGAGTCTACAACTAGACGAGTAATGAACGTTGGTAACATCAACGTTGTTAAACGGGACGGTTCTGTGGCACCATTTGATATTGAAAAAATCCACAAAATGGTTGAACTCGCCTGTGAGAATATCACAGGTGTGTCGGTTTCTGATATCGAAATGGAAGCACACTTATCGTTTTATGATGGAATCACCTCGCGTGATATCCATGGTGCAATAACCAAATCCGCTGCCAACCTAATCTCAGACCAAACGCCTAATTATCAATATGTTGCCGGTAGACTGCTGACCTTCGACATCCGTAAAACAGCATGGGGTGGCATGAATCCGCCACGCCTATTTGATCACGTTAGATGCAAGGTTGAAGAAGGGTACTACACTCCCGAGCTTCTATCATTATACAGTGAAGAAGACTGGAATAATCTTGATAGCGTTATCGACCATGACCGTGATTTGCGAATGACGCATATTGCTGTTAAGGAATATTTGACAAAGTATTCTATTCGCGATAGATCGCAAAATGACGTTATTCCACAAGAAACACCACAGTTCACATACATTCTGATTGCCGCGCTTATGTGTAGTGATACATGCCTTGTTAAGGATGTCAAGTCTTATTACAACGATGTGTCGTTTGGTAACTTTAGCTTGCCAACTCCAATTATGGCTGGTATGCGAAGCACTACAAAGCAATTTAGTTCGTGTGTGCTTATTGAATGTGATGATACCTTAAAATCTATCGAGCATACTAACATGGCAGTTCAGGAGTATGTTTCTAAGAAGGCGGGTATTGGTGTTGGTATGAGTGGAGTCCGTTCTGAGGGGTCCTCTGTTGCGAACCGCACAATTAAGCATACTGGGGTTGTTCCATACTTTCGCCAAATGCAAGGTACGGTTAAATCGTGTTGTCTAAGACCAGATATGTTTGTAGAAATATTAGTAGATGATTATAAATAACTCTAGGTGGCATACGAGGGGGTTACGATGGACAATATATACTACACATATCTAATTGGTTGGAGTGAACACAATAAATTTTATTATGGAGTGAGATACTCAAAACATGCCGATATAAACGAGTTATGGAAGAAATACAAAACATCATCAAAATATGTCAAGGCGTTTACAGAAGAACATGGTGACCCAGATATTATACAAGTTAGAAAGGTGTTTGATGTTAAAGAAAAGGCAATTGGTTGGGAATCTAAGGTATTAAGAAGGATGAAGGTAACTGAATCTGATAATTTTTTAAATAGATGGGATAATAATACGGTCCCTTTAAATCTAGAAGGACCGTTCCCATTTGAAAGTGCCTATATTCAAACAAAGGTGGACGTGACATTGAGTAAAAAATATGGTGGACGGGGGAGTAGTTCACCACATATTGCGGAGAAAGTAAAAAAAACTAATAACGTTAGGTATGGGAGCGATCATACGTTAAATTGTAAGCCAGTTGCTGAAGCTAGGCTCCAAGTAATCCGTGCAAAGTATGGAGCAGATAACCCATTTGCAAATAATGAAACATTACAAAAAGTTATGGTAGAGCGATATGGAGTTTCAAATATGATGCACGACCCTACGGTTAAAGAAAAACATAAACAGTCTATGTCTAAAGTCGATTGGAATAAAAGAAATAAAAAAACAAAAAAAACAATACTTGAACGATACGGCACTACTGATATGCTTAATAGACCAGAAGTGCGAGAATTTAATAAACGGGGTTGTCCTCATGGGTGTAAAGATGGTCATTTATATGACGCCGGAAATTTTACAAACCATATGGTTAAAGTTCATGGGTGGAATAAAGAACAAATTAAAGGATATAAAAATGAAAACAAAAAAGATTAGCATATATGATTTGAAGGTTGGTGACAAAATAAAAACCTTTGACGAAGTAACTGGAGGCATCGTTTTTAAGGAAGTTACTGATAAGTGGGATACTATAGTTGAACCAGAACACCAAGCATTGGTTCAACTATCAAATGATAATAAAATAGAGTGTTCAATAAATCACCCGTTCATGGTGATTAATACCACTGGTGTTCTTATAGAAGTCAAACCACCCAAATTGAGTATTGGTGACATAGTTAAGACCGATAATGAAGTGGCATCAGTGGTTAATGTAACCATTGGCAGGGATAACCCTAGTGATTATATTGATATTACCGTAGAAAATACGCACACATTTTTCACTTCAAATACAGAAACCGGGGATATGATATTAACGCACAACTCCCAAGGTGGTGTTCGTGGTGGAGCTGCGACGGTGCATGTATTGCTTTGGCACCCAGAAATTGAAAACATATTGGTATTGAAGAACAACAAAGGCACGCAGGATAACCGAGTCCGACAATTAGACTACTCGATTCTGATTAACAACTTCATGTACAAGCGTCTCATCGAAAATGGTCATATCAACTTGTTCTCCCCGAATGATGTTCCTGATATGTACGAAGCATACTTTGACGATCCCGCAGAATTTGAAAGATTGTATGTCAAATATGAAAAGAAGCCAGAGTTGATCCGAGGTAAAATAACGGCAGCAGAATTATTCAGTAATACAATGCTTGAGCGCAAAGACACTGGACGTATTTATATTATGAATATTGACAATGTAAATGATCACTCTAGTTTCATTGATTCTGTGCGTATGAGCAACCTATGTCAAGAAATTACGCTAATTACAACGCCCATGGCTACCAAAAAGTCATATGAAATCTATGTCCCAAATGACCAATTGTTAAAGGTTATTAATCAATTGGGTACATCAGATGTAGTGGACAAATTCGAAATTCAAGGAATATAAAAATGCCGCAATATAACGATTTTAGGGACTTGACTGTCAAGCCCGACGAAGAAGGGTTTGCCACTATTCAGGTCGAAGAAGATGTATCACGCATTGCACTATGCACACTATCGGCTATCAACCTTGGTAACATTAGGTCACTTGATGACATTGAGGGTTGGATGTGGAACGCGGTTCGTGGTCTTGACCAACTGTTGGATTACCAAGACTACTTAGTCCCAGCTGCTCGCGAGGCAACGCTTGATTATCGACCTCTTGGTATTGGTATCATCAACTTGGCATACTATTTTGCCAAGAACAATGTAACATATGATGACCCTGAAGCGCACCAGTTGATTCACGATACGATGGAAGCTGTGCAGTTTTATGGGATCAAAGCATCTATTGAATTGGCTAAACGTAAAGGCCCGTGTCGCTTGTATGAGCGCACAAAATACAGTCAAGGTCTTCTGCCTATTGATCACTATAAAAAGTCAGTAGACGAGATTGTGAAGCCTAACTACAGTCTTGATTGGGCGTGGTTGCGCGAAGAGCTAAAGCAACATGGTATGCGAAATGCAACTATTACAGCATTGATGCCTGCGGAGACCAGCGCAAAAATTGTAAACGCAACAAACGGTGTCGAACCGATTCGCTCACTAGTAACGGTCAAGGGTAATAAATCTAATATTTCGAAGCAAGTTGTCCCAGAAATTCATCGCCTAAAGAACAAGTATCAAATGTTATGGGATATGGAGGATATGAACGGCATTATCAAGACGATGGCTGTGATTCAGAAATTTACAGATCAGAGTATATCAACGAACTTGTCTTACAACCCTGCACATTACGAGGGCGGAAAGATACCAATGTCGATGATGCTTCGCGATCTGGTACTTTGTGCCAGATATGGCATCAAGACTCTTTACTATCACAACACTCGCGATGGCCGCGATGATGATCTTCAAGATCATACTGAAGAGTCTAAAACTGAAGAGCCTAAATGGGTAGCTATTCCCCTAAATGGACCAAACGGTATCGAAATGGTTAATGTACCCGCACCAATCGAAGTCGAAGATGAAGAAGAATGTGAATCATGTACAATTTAAGAGGTAGTTATGGCAGATAAAGTTAGAGCATTTAACCGAAAAGATGTAGATTTTACAAAGCAGTATATGTTCTTCGGTGAACAGCCGAATGTTGCACGATATGACATTCAGCGATATCCTATATTTGAAAAGTTGATTGAAACACATCATGGGTTTTTCTGGACTCCACAGGAAGTCAATCTTACTCAAGATGCGATTGACTTTAAAAGATTATCCGATCATGAGAAGCATATTTTTATTGCCAATCTTAAGTATCAAACCCTGTTGGATTCTGTTCAAGGTAGAGCACCAAATTTGGCGCTACTCCCGTTTGTATCACTCCCTGAACTAGAGACGTACATTGAAACGTGGTCCTTTTCCGAGACTATGCACAGTAGAGCGTATACACACATTCTCCGTAATATCTTGGCCAGCCCCTCCGTTGTATTCGATGACATTATCCGAAATACAAATATCATGGATCGGGCCGAGGCAGTTACGTCATATTACGACGACGTAATTAAATATGGTGGCATTTACAACGTGCTTGGTGAAGGAACCCATAAAATAGATGGTAAGAAGATAGATGTAACTCTTAGGGAACTGAAGCGTAAGATGGTTCGGTGTGTGGCATCTATTAATATTCTTGAAGGTGTTCGATTCTATGTGTCGTTCGCATGCGCGTTTGCCTTTGCTGAAAATGGTGTAATGGAGGGTAATGCAAAGGAAATTACGCTTATCGCCCGTGACGAAAACCTTCACCTTGCAGGCACGCAAAATATTATCAAGAAATGGTATTCGGGACAAGATGATCCTGAAATGCAAGAATTGTGGGCAGAAGAGGAAGATTATGTCAAGCAAATGTATCTTGATGCTGTCCAGCAGGAGAAAGACTGGGCAAATTATTTGTTTAAAGATGGTTCCATGATGGGTCTCAATGATCGTATCCTGAATGAGTACATGGAATACATTGCAGGGAAGAGAATGCGTGCAATTGGGATCAAGAATGATTTCAGTAAAAAGAACCCACTTAGTTGGACAGATAAGTATCTCATCTCGTCTAACAACCAAGTAGCCCCACAAGAAACAGAAATAACAAGTTACGTTGTGGGTGGCGTTAAATATGATCTTGACGAAAAAACGTTTGACGATATTACTCTATAAATAGTTCTGAACTATTTTTAAGCAATGAAATCAAGAGAAGGGGACCGAAAGGCCCCCTTTCTTTTACCTTCGCAATAAATATGATAAACAGAGGGTGTTGTGATGGGTTGGACGTTCAAAGAGTTCATGATTGAAAGACAAACCACGTTAATTGAAAGAAAGGTGCAATTGCGTGAAGAAGTTAAAGAACAGTTGACTTCGAACAACGGTATTTTCAATAATCATTATCGCTTGGGCTCTGAAGCTTTTTTTGACTTTATCGAAGAAGCGAAATCTATGTACAATGAAGGCTTGGTAGACGCGGAAGACGGCGACAAAGAAATTCTTGAGTCTGACTTGGGCGAATGGGCAGCGTATGGTAACTCACATGTGCCGCTTGATCTTCCCATGGTAGTTGTAGAGGACCCACGTGAGCATGATTTCCGTGGTGGCGAGCGAGAACGAGATTCGTTGCTGAATGATGTTATTAAGCCAGCCTATTCAGACGCTAAAGTCAACATGCAAGATGCACAAAAAGATGGGCACGATGAAGATGTTCAAGCATTTGGCCAAGCCCTTGCAATTTATCGTCAGATGGGGAAGGCTCTACAGAGTGATCAACCTTATGGGAAGCTGGTTAAAATGTTTAGGCAGATGCCCGAAGAAGTAAAAATTGATTTCTCTACCTATCTAAAAAGACTAAACGGTCCAGATGCTCATGATATTCGTCGCAAGTTCTTTACTAACGGTGAGCTTGATGAATCCGAATATCAGGGTAAAGATGTTGAATTGAATAAACCCAGCCGTGGTGGGCCAAAGAAATATTATGTCTATGTCAAGAATGACAAGGGCAATGTCGTCAAAGTGAACTTTGGTGACTCGGGTGACCTAAAAAGCAAAATCAATGATCCAGAGGCTAGGAAGAATTTCGCATCACGTCACAATTGCAGTGAAAAGAAAGATAAGACCAAGGCAGGTTATTGGTCATGTAATTTGCCACGATATGCTGATCAGCTTGGCCTTTCCGGTGGCGGAAACTTTTACTGGTGAACAATCCATACACTGAAACGCGAGATGGCAATATTATTTTGCGAGAATTTTCAGAAAGTGTGGATACGGATGAACTAGTTTGGCACCGGGACTTGGATGAGCGAGTTGTTATTCCAACAGAGTGTGATGGTTGGATGTTCCAAAAGGACAATGAGGCACCTGTTGAAATGATACCCAACAAGGCATTTGTTATCGAAAAAGAAGTATACCACAGAATCATAAGAGGTTCTGGTAGGTTAAAGCTAAAAATTATTGAAGGTAAATGATGTTTCAAGTAGAATATGACTTCCAGCCGGGTGACCCAGTATATGTAGTCACCCCGTCTGTCGATTCGGTAGAAGCTGGGGTTGTAACTCAGGTTACTGGCGTCATTTATGATTCTTCCGGTAATGTGATAACAATCTTAGAATACTACGTTAGGTTAAATGGCGACGTGGGCTCAACTCTAATTCCATCGGAGCGTGTGTTTGCTACTCTAGATGAAGCTGTATTATTTGCGCAGGCGCTAATTACACCGACGCCAACGTCAACCGTAACCCCTACCGTTACGCCAACGTCCACGCCAACGCAGACGGTTACACCAACGACAACAAGCACTGTCACGCCAACGGTTACTGTGACCCCAACGATCACCCCAACTGTGACTACTGGGCTAACACCTACAGCTACGCCAACACCAACGAATACTCCAACACCGTCACCAACAGTTACGGTTACAAGCACTGTAACACCGACTGTAACACCAACCGTGACCGCTACGGCCACTGTAACCCCAACGGTTACGGGTACTGTAACGATGACTCCAACCGTTACAGTCACGCCAACAGTTACGGCTACAATGACAGTTACACCAACCGTGACCGCTACAATGACAGTTACACCAACCGTGACCGCTACGGCTACAGTTACCATAACACCCACAAGCACAATTACACCTTCGCCTTCGTTAGTATATGATAATGCGGTGTATGCTGGCACATGGGATAACGATGTTTACAAATTATCAAGTGACGGCGCAGTTGTTCTTACAATTGAAGAGCATACGCTACAAGTTAATGAAGTCGCTGTGGATGCATCTAACCCACAAAATATCTTTACCGCAGGACGCGACGGTACAGTTAAGAAGCTAACCAATGCTGGAAATGTCGAATGGTCTTATAACATTGGGGATATTGTTACCGGTGTTGCAGTTGATGTAAATGGCAATGTATATGCATCCGCAAACGATACTCTGGTATATAAGATATCCTCAACCGGCACATTGATTTGGACGTTTAGTGGACATACCGGCAACGTCAATGCCGTTGCAGTTGATTCCGATGGGAACGTATACACGGCGTCCATCGACAACACCATTCGTAAGCTTAATTCGGACGGTGAGGAATTGTGGCTATTTGAAAACCCGGCAATGCGTAACTTCTATACGATTGCTGTTGACTCTAACGGAAACGTAATTGCTGGAACCCAGAACGCTAAAGTTTGTAAATTAGATTCTGACGGAAACGAGGTATGGAGATATGACGACCATACGGCAGGTGTATTAGCCGTGACAACGGATGTTGTTGGTAACGTTTACTCCACGGGATATGATAACACTGTGCGCAAATTAGACCCAAATGGCAATCTACTACTCACCATAAACCTTGGAGAGTCTGGACAGTCAATCGCAATAGACACCGATGAGTTTATTCATGTTGGTTTGAATAATGGTAACGTGGTTAAATACAATGCGAGTGGAGTTCTACAGTGGTCTACATCAGTAAGCAGTGTGAGAGTTGCGGGGGTTGCAGTTGATCCGCTAGTGGGTGCGTTCCCTAGTTTTTGGTTAGTTCCAACACCAACACCGACTGTTACACCGACAAACACCGCGACTGTTACACCGACTGTTACACCGACTGTTACACCGACTGCAACTGGGGCTATGTTTACAACCGGATTTATATCTGGTGGTAATGTGGGCACTGGTAGTGACGAAGCCATTCAAAGTTTCCCGTTAGCAGCACCTTTTACAAATTCAGTATCTACCGGATCACTTATAGGCACATCACCATTCAATCTCATGACCGGCAATACTAGTGCAACTGACGCGTATAATAGTGGAGGGGCAAGCCTTGGTGGCTATAACCTCACTTTCACTGACACTGTACAATCTTTCCCACTAAACTCAGCTTTCACGGTAGCAACAGACGTTGGCAATTTGTCAACTCAATCGTGGAATGGTGCCGGTGCTAGCAGTTCTATTGATGGCTATGTATCTGGTGGGGTTGGTGCATACTTCAATCATATAACAAATATAGACAACTTTCCGTTTGCTTCACCGTTTATAACGGTTTCATCTATTGGCGATATGACACTAAATAGCGCAGGCGGCACGGGGCACCAAAGTGCAACAGATGGGTATATTGCCGGGGGATATACTGGGGGATATACTGGACCGCCACCGGGCGTGGAGGCATATACCAATAATATAGAAATATTCCCATTTGCGGGATCATTCGGCACGGCATCTAGTGTTGGTGCCCTGACGCAAGGTAATTACAGAACCACTGGTATTAGCAGTGATAGTGAGGGATATGTGGCGGGGGGGCTCGGCACGGCAGGCGCAGGCAATCCGGGCCTAACAAATATCGAAAGCTTCCCATTTGCCTCTGCGCCTACCACATCATCGTCAATCGGTGATTTGACTAATGGTAGATCTCTTGGTGCCGGTGTCCGTGGCGATTCTGAAGGGTTTGTTGTGTCAGGGGCAATAAATGCGCTTTCCCCGGCTAACGAAGAATCTGTAGAGAGCTTCCCATTTGCTTCACCATTTACAATTTCGTCACAGGTAGGCCAAATATCACTCGGTGTGTCAACTAGTGAATTGGGTGGTACCGGACACCAAGGTTAAATAAAATTATGTTTACAGTAGATTACAGTTTCCAACCAGATGATAGAGTATTTGTCAAGCTTGAGTGTGAAGAACTTGAAGCTGGCAGTATTCTAAAGGTAGACTTTGATGTATATGAACTAGATGACGTTATTACGACAGTTATCATGTATACTGTGCTTTTGGATAATCAAAGCTTAGGGACTGTTGAAGTCGATTCCACTGATGTATTTGCAACACTACAGGAAGCAGCGGACGCTCTAAAGCCATGCTTGACACCAACACCAACACCAACACCAACTGCAACCGCTACAGTCACACCTACAGCGACTGTCACACCCACATTTACGGCCACATTGACCGTTACACCAACGTATACAGCAACGCCGACGGTCACCCCAACGTATACAGCAACACCGACGGTCACCCCGACTGTGACGCCAACAAACACTGTTACGCCAACAGTAACCGCAACCACCACACCAACGGTTACGGCTACTGTGACGCCAACTATGACGTCTACGAGTACTGTGACACCAACAGTGACGCCAACGAATACTGTGACACCAACAGTGACGGCGACACCAACTGTTACTGCAACAGTGACTCCAACACCAACCGTGACACCTTCGGTTTCACCAGTCGTACAGCAATTGCTAATTTTAGATCAAGATGATATCGTATTTGATTACTCTATATCAAACAATGCCATTACAACGGGGCGATCTGACGGAACATCGTTCGATACAACAACCGAAGTAACTAATTCCTCTGCACTGTTTGTAGACGTTTCTGGAACACGAATGTTTGTGATAGATGATGCCACGAATACGATATATCGTTACGTATTGACCGTACCATGGGTAGCATCTAGTGCAGTATATAGTGGAGACTTCTTTGAATTTTCAAATAATGACCACGGTAGGATGCAAGAGCTAGAATTTAATGCAGCCGGAACACGATTGTTTGTAATCAATCAGAGTGGCACCAGTGAAATACACCAGCACGATCTAGGTGTAGCATGGAACTTATCCACAATTTTAGCCACGTATGATAGTTTTGAAATAACAGTGGATAATAATCCGGTTGGTCTAGTAATTGGCGATAGTGGCAATAAGCTATACATCACGGGCGAACAGGGTCTAAATGTATATGAGTATAATCTACTAACACCGTATGACATAAATGGTATGCAATTCGTTAACACTTTTGACGTTGCAGCAGCATCTGCTCAGATTTCAGATATTGAATTCAGTTCAGATGGTTCATTGATGTTCATCCTAACTGATGGTGATATCCGGGCATATGACCTATCTACTCCGTGGGATACCTCAACCGCAACACCTAGCCTAACGAATATGGTGTATGAGCCTGAAGTTGCTCGACCAATATCGTTTGAGCTAGAGCCTTAGTATTTTATTAAATAACTTGTATGTTATTCATAAATATTTAAAACAGCTTTGAGGATTTATGATGCCAACACCAACACCAACACCATCAACTACGCCCGTGGGGCTTAGATCAATTCGTACACGCGGTCTTTCAAGACGCAACTGTCCGCAAGCTAAATGATAGTGGGGTTGTCCAGTGGATTTTTCGTGGACATAATCCTCAATTTGTGGTTAAATCAGTAGCAATTGATCTAGATGGTAACATTTATAGTTGCGGAACTGATAAGACTGTCCGTAAAGTAAATTCAAGTGGTGTTGAAGTATGGTCTTTCACTGAAAACGACGATATTGTAGCAGTAGCAGTAGCAGTAGATAGAATCGGTAACGTAATTATTGGTTCCTTCTCAGGAACTGTTCGTAAATTGGACCCAGACGGTAACACGCTCTGGGTGTACACTGTTGGTAGTTACGTCCGAGCAATTGCAACAGATGCAAGCGGTTTCGTATACTTGGGTGCGGAAGACGGCACATTAGAAAAACTTTCTCCAGTTGGTGGCCAAATTTGGGAAGATACAACTTCCCACACTGGCGCTATTCTAGGTATTGCAGTTGGAAGTCTGAATAATATCCATACAGCTTCTCGTGATAACGGTGTTCGAAAATTCACGCCCGCTGGTGTACTAACGTGGACGTTCACGGGACATACCAGTTGTTGTAGTAGATGGAGATAACAACGTATATACTGCGTCATTAGACGGTACTGGTCGCAAGCTAAACAAGCGCGGCGAACAGATTATTCTTCTAAGGCCACGTGGTACGTCTTTAAATGCAACGGGTGTCACAGTAGACCTGAATTTGAATATTTATCTAAGCACCAACGATGGTCGTGTTCGTAAATACTCCGGCGACGGAAACCTTATTTGGGCATTCTTTAACCAGAATACTGGGCGAGCAGAAGGGGTTGTATCTCGTCCACCAGTGGGTGTTTTCCCGGAACAGTGGAATAAGCCAGTTGCCCCACAGCCAACAGCCACACCAATCGCAGTGGCAGAGACACCGGCACCAACAACATCAATTACACCAACACCAACGGTCACGGCGTCTTTTGAATCGTCACCAACACCAACACCAACACCAGCTGTTACAGCTACAGTAACGCCAACAGTAACGCCAACCCTTACTGCGACACCGACTACTACGGCTACGGTAACGCCAACAGCTACAGTAACACCAACTATTACTGCGACGCCACCCGCTACGGCTGCAGTAACACCGACTACTACAACTACAACTGGGACACCAGCCGCTACGGCTGCAGTAACACCAACTGTCACAGCTACAGTAACACCAACCGTTACGCCAACTACCACTGTAACACCGACACCGACACCGACGGTTACGACTTCATTGGTGGCCGCAGCTGGCTTGAGCACCGGATATTTTGCCGGGGGAGAAAATGATGCTAACAGTATCGAATCATTCCCATTCGCAGCTGCACCGTTTGGAACGTCTACAACTATTGGCACATTGGCGCAGGTAAACCAAGTGAGTAACCTATCTGGATTTTCAGGTACGGTGGATGGATACATTGCGGGTGGATATGGTAGTGGCCCCGGCATCATTGATATGATTCAAAGATTCCCATATGCAGATCCATTTGTGGCATCAACCGATGTTGGGACAATTACGGGTGGTAGATATGATATGGGCGCAGCAACTGATGTCGGGACTCAAACTGGGTATATTATTGGTGGGTACACAACCGATCCGGCCCCATCACTCTCCGCACTTGGGGTTTCCACTATATCATCATTCTCGTTGACTAGCCCAACTACAACTACTGATGTTGGTGATTTAAGCACGGATCGTCGTGCTGGAGCTGGGTTGCAAAGTGGCTCTGATGGATATATTGCTGGTGGATATTCTTCTTCTGGAATGGTAGAGGTGTCGTTAATTGATAGCTTCCCATTTGCTTCATCCTTTACGTTAGCTACTAATGTGGGAAACATAAGCGACGGTAGATATGCGGCGGCGGGGGCTAGCAGTGACAGTGATGGATATGT